TAGCTCTAGGTAGCGTTCAACAAACTCGGGGTTTGTTTTGCTTGCTTTCGACCAACACTTGTCAGCAAGGGCAAGTGCGTTGTCCATACGTTCGCTCATCTGATGCTCCAAAAGTTTTCAAGCCCTAATGATAGCATAGCATTTGACAAAGTCAATAGTACAGACGTAAAAAAGCCACCCGAAGGTGGCTAGTGGTTACCCTAACAAATGTTAGGTGTCAGGCTGTTTTCTTGTTGTTCTCAACATTGAAGATTTCACGCTCAAGATACCATTGGGCTTTGCGCAAGTCTTGCAACTTGTTGCCTTTGTGGTCGGCACGTGTCAGATACTTCACCACGTTGCCGAGGTTGTACCCAAGCTTCTTCGCTTCGATGAAGTCGATCGTCTCGATACCACCTACTTTGTAATGAGCAGGGTGATTCACCGGATCAGCTTTTGGTTCAAACATCTCGATCTGTTTGTTTGATGAAGTCGTACTGATGTGCTTCCATACTGCTTCTGCACCTTTCACAACTTGTTGTTGCGCTTTAATCGCCTTAGCCTTGGCTCGTTGTGCTTTGGCTTTCTTCTTGTTGTTCCACATAACTGTGTACACATACTGAAGCCCTGTGCCTATGGCTTTGGCAATCTCTGGCGGCTTAGCCTTTGGGTTCTTGGCTACGTACGCACGTATTTGCTCGGCTTTGGTTTTTGTTTTCTCAGTTGTAGTTACAGCTGGGGTTGTTGCTAATTCAATCATGGTGTTTCCTTGGTTTGGTTGTTAACGTACTCGGTAAGAATCTCTCGCATCTTGGCTTGCTTTGTATACGCATGGTGTGTGTTGAAGTAATCCATCACATCCTTTGGTAGACGCAAGCTCGTGCAGAATAGGGCGGGCTTCTTACCAACACCTCGCCCCCTGCGTTTTTGTTCGGGTTTTAAAAATTCAATTCCTGTTGTCATTCAACATCCTTTCATAATATTTTTTAGGAAATGGGTCTCTCTTCTCTAGCTCGGCACGTAGCCACTCAGCACCACCGAGGTGTTTGAACACCAACCATTGCTTGTCAGTCATTCGCATGTACCTGTGCTTTAGGGGCTCGGGCGGTTTTGGTCTTGGCATTTAGTAGATTCCTTGAAGTTACTTTGTTAGCCCAACATGTCGAACACGACCACCGAGTCGGTGACAACTCGATGCCCCCCTCGGGGGGTCTCATCGTTTCGCATTTGTTGCACAACTTGTACTTGTGTATGGGTTGCTTACTTCCAAGTTGAAGTTGTCGGTTTACAAATCCATTCATTCGTATATCGCCTTTGCTAGTAAGTCCGCAATCCTTTGGTTACTCTCTCGAGTAGCCTCTGTCTCATGGAATATTCTTTCTACCTCAACTAACGCTAGGTAATACTCCTCGCCTTTTAGCGCATGCTTGAGCTTGGCTTCGTCTTGTGGGTACGTGAACTCAAGTACGGCTTTCATACGCTGCTCCCTTGGTGATGCGTATAAGCAAGCGTGCCTTACGAAATGTCCTACGTATGTCTGTCTGTGCGGCACTCACCCATTTGAACTTGGGGTCGTTACACCCCCGTAGGGGGATGGCTTTCGAACTGTATTTCAACTCTTTCATTTCATTCTCCTTCTCTAACATTTGTTAGGTTTCGTCAACCAACAACACAAAGATTTCACTCGTTACCTTGCAACCCACATCGGTGAGATACTGCTCATCTTCCACAAGCTTGAGCATGCCTACCTTCATACGCATATCTTGAGGGAGCGTATTATCATCGTATAGGTCTACCTTGTCACCTATTTTGACTAGATATTTACCCGAGTCTTTGACTACTAGCGCAGTCTGATTCCTACCGAACTCTTCTTGCACTCGCTCGATAGTCTTCATCTCGGTGTCGAGTACCTCTAACTTTTGTAAGCTCTGGGTAACACTTTTCTTAGTAGACAGTACTGCTTCCTTCTCGATGAACTCCAAGAACATTTCATAGCCATTGGTCTCAGCCCACTTCAGTATTGCGCCTTGCACCGTACCTTTAAGGTTGCCACGCTCACGCTCTTTGTTCCAGCTCGCCCGAGTCACTACACGTTCTGCCGCATCCTTAGCCTTCTGTATACGCTCGGTCGGGTTCATCTTGCCGAACATCTTCTTTGCCGTGAGTACGGCTTTGTCTGCGTCAGTAGTACGATAAGAGTCGCTACGTGTTCGACCTTTACCAATACGATCGTTGGAGATAGTAATCACCCTACCCTTGCTACCCATGTACGACAAGCCAATCTGCCCTAGCTCCTCACCATCTAGCTTGACTGTAAACCCCGACGCCACTCGATCGTATCCACTGTCGTGCGCACTACTAACAATAACAAAAGTCCACAATGGATTCAATGAAGCCAGTCGGCTAACCACAGGGTCGAGCATCCCATACACGCCCTTCATCCTCAGCCCTTCCTTATCAAAAGACTTCTTCAGGTCTTCGCCCATCACCACGTTGCTCAGGCTCAATGTATTCATAGTCATATTCAGTTACTCCTAACAAATGTTATTACCACTCGAACTTACCAAGAATAGCATCCACCTTGGACTTCAAATTCTCACGCACCAACGCATCCTCTTTGACTTCTTCAATGTCAGCTCCGAGCATGGCTAGCTCTACTTGCCTACGTGCATCCTCTAACTTGGGGTCGTTGGTCACGTTAAGCTTCGTCAGCAACTCACACAACTCCAATGGGTTGGTAATCAATGAGTCGTGGTAACGCTTCTTTCCGTCACCTGTGTCTTCCAACTTCTTGGACATACCCAAGAGAACTTCGTGCAGGCGCTCCCATGGTGTGCGCATCGCTTCGGCCAGCTTCTCCGAATACTGTGATTCATACGCGGCTCGCATCTCCTGCAAGTCATGCGCGGGAATGTCTAGGCGAAAGTCACCAGCCTCGGGCAATGGCTTCACGCTACGTCTAAAGCTGAACTTCTTCCTAACTTCTGTTAGGTCGGGGTAGTCCTCTGCCTTGTACATAGAACCTAGATTGACCTTGGCTTCCTCCACCAATGTCTCGTACTCATCAAAGAAGTTATCGCACAACATGTTGAACGTACGCTCGTATCCATTCATGGTCTGCTTGTAGTCCATGAACAACTTGGTCGGCAACATGCGCTCACCTTTGTCTGCCCAAGGTAAGGTGTGTTGGTTGTTGTAGAGACGAACCCTTGCGGCGAACTTCTCAATGTCTGCTCGTAGGCTTGTACCCGCAAACAGATTCTTCTTGGTCTGCGATGCGTCTTTGTGCGCTGACGCACTTGCATTGACTTGGCTCGTGATCTCACGATCGATCTTGGCGGCAGGCCAAACGCTGATGTTCAACTCTACTAATACTGCTGATGCACTGATACTCATTTCATTTCTCCTGTGGTTTACCGGCTAATCTAGCCATTTGATAATGTGTGTCGCTCACAATCCTCATCCCAAAGTGAGCTTCGTTTGGGTACACGTGGTAGGTGTAGGTGCTGTCCATTCCTTTCTCTTTGCGCACGTCATCACTCCACCACTTCTCTTCATATACGTCAGCACCCTCAAGGCACTCGACCAACATCATTGCTTTCTCTTTGGTCATCACGAGCTTGCGATAACCTATATCGACTACTACCATCTGATACCTCCTAACATTTGTTATGAACCACCAACATTTAATCCTTGACAAGAATCGTTTTGCCGTTGTCTGCAACACAATCGTTTCCTCCTACGATCGCCCACAGTACGGGCGCAGTCCAATCGCTACCCCAATCGCTACCAACATACCCATCGGTGAGCATGATGACGCACTCGGGCACGATGCGCTTTTCTTTCAGATACTCAGATACACATGAGGGTGACGTACCACCACCGCCTCTAGGTTTAGTAGAGTTGATAATGTCGCCCACCATGCTCTCCGTGTACTCCTCGTGTGCGGCTACTCGGCTATCCCAATAGATCAAGTCCACTTGGCTAGGCTTAACTTCTTCTGCGATACCCTTAACTTCTGTTAGGAAGCCCGACAACTCTTCTTGCCCAACCGAACCTGAAGTATCCACAGCGATAACCATGTGACCAACCTTCTCACCGATCAAGCTAGGCATGTAAGTACCCATAGACAAGAATCTGCGGTTAACCCTACGCCACGATGACGTATCTTTTGCATGGCATGTTGACTTCACAAACTCACGCAACATCTCACGCCAGTCGACCTTTGGTTCGAGCAACTCGAGCAAATCCCGATCGAGATCACCACCACCAGTTCCCGCAATCTTTTGGTGCGCCATTACACCTTGGCGAATAGCTTGGTCAATCTCACGCTCGAGGTCTTTCTTCTCAGCCTCGGTCATTTCCTTTGCACCATCCCAATCATGGTCGTCAAAGCCTTCGCTCGTACCTGTACCACTAGACCCACGGGACTTCCCACCCTCTTGATCTGAGGGGTCTCCATCATCACATGGGTTGCCTTCGCCTCTGTCCTTCTGCTCTTGCTTGAGTAGGTCGAACACTTGCTTGGCGTTCATACCACGAAAACGCTCATCCACCAGACCCATTGCCTTACCTTTGAGTTCACCATCTGCCCACTTAGGCATGGCAATGGTTCGCTCGCTTGGGTCAATGTCTTTGAGCTTGAGGTTAATCACGTAGTCACAAGCGGCATTAGCCAGACGGTGATTCTCATCATGCAACTTGCGCCATGTGGTGAGGTGTCGAAATGCCTTGTGCAGATTCTCATGGAGTACCACGAAATTCAACTCAGGCTCTTTCAACTCAGCCACGAACTTGCGACCATACTTCTCGTCACGCCCGTTGGTGCATGCAGTTGGGATGCTATCCACTACACTCGTACGCCCAACCATCAAGATGCCAGACCACAAAGCAAACCTTGGGTCACGCATCAATGTAATCTTCGCCTTCTGTACTTTACGTTCTTCTAACATTTGTTACCTTTCATTTCATCGTTTAACATCATCTCTAACACCTTCTGACAAACTTGCTTGTCGGCATGCTCGAACAGGGATATGCAATCCCTTGTGTCGTACACACAATACCCAACCACTTGCAGATTCCAGTTGGTATGCTCACCATACTCGGTCACCCATCTAACGATGAATCGTCTGAAGTCTGATGCGCTCATACCATTGAGTCCTTCTAACATTTGTTAGGTATCTCAGAGTAGGTCTTGGTTCTTAACGACCCAGTCCTTGAACGCACTACTTGAGAAAGCAATGCTCTGCTTCGCAGGGTTCTTCGCAATGTTGATAGCGAACACGGCTTGCCACTCGGCATCGAATCTGCCCAAGTACTCCATGAATGGGGCAATGGTTTCTTTCGTAATGCGAGCGATAGCACCGAACACCACAATGGCACATGCGCCCGGGCTTGTAGGTACGGTCGTAGTCTTTGGCTCTTTGATGGTCGCCTCCCATGTAGGGAGTTGATCTGAGAACTCAATGTACGCTTGCATATCACGCGCACCCGATTCACCAATCGCACCAGTCAATGCGGCAATCACCGAATCAGGGTCGTTGTCTTTGCGAGTCCGTACAATGTTCGATGCTGTCTCCAACGAGCGTGGTGATACGAACGCATGCTGAGTCTTGCGTGGGTTGTAGATGTATGGGTTGTCACCCTGTGCCGCATCGGTGTAGCTTGCCAACACATGAGGAAAACGATTCACCCATGCAATCACCTCGGGCTCGATTCCCTTACCAATCGCCCACTCAATCCATTGCTCGGCATCGGGCTTGGCAATCGTCACCGGCACGAGTCGGTTACGGCTATGCGCTTTGAGGGAGTCGCCTACCCCGTCAGTCGTAAGATTACCCGTCAAAAACACTACGGTATTGTCGGTGAGAGGTATGTCGCCCAAGCGAGGGTTTGCCTTCTCAAGCATAGGGTGAAGCATGTTCTTCACAGGGTCTGCACCCTTGGTAAACTCATCGAGCATAATGACCAATGGCTTCTTCTCATGGATACGAAAGCGAGCATTGGGGTAATACCTTGTGGTCTTGGTATCGTGGTCGATCACAGGCATTGCGATGTCGCCTAAGTCCATATTGGGTACGTCAATATAGGCATACTCAAAGCCGAGGGAGTCGGCGATATTCTCTAGTAGGGAGGACTTCCCAATCCCGGGCTCGCCTTGCAACAAGAACCGAGTCGTTGGGTTTGTGCGGATAAGGTTAGCCGCTTGCTTGAGCGTGATGCTCTTACCGAAATTGATTTCTGCCATTTTGAATCCTTCTGATTACGCTAATGATTTCTAACATTTGTTAGGTTTGATGTTTCGCAAATTTACTCTGCACTTTTTTACACCTACACCTACGCTGGTACAGACACAATTATCCATACCAACCTTTATTATACCACAAAGTTACGGATATGTCAAGTTATTCCGTGGTACGTTCGTCTACAATTTTCTTGAGCTTACGCAAGTCCTTGTCAATTATCCCAATCGCAATATCGAATCCTTTCCTACGCCCAAGGAAGTATCCTGTCTGATACACAATCCACATCAACGCCAACAACTGCACAGTCCAAAACAAAATCTCTAAATTGCTCATGCTTCACCTCTTAGTTTATAAAGTTTGATTTTCTTGAGCGTTGGGTACTTGGATACGAATCGTTCCTTCGCCACCGCTTTGCTCTTTGCTTCGAGGCTCTCGGCAATCCACATGCCGAACCGCCCACTCCACCCTGTTACGTAGTACCTAGCTAACATTTGTTAGATTCCCTTTAGTAATTTGTAGTACGCTTTTATCTCATGCTTGTGCCCCTGTGCTATCAGAATAGCGTTGTAGTTTGGGTCTTGCACTCGCAAGCTAGCCTCATGGTTACGCCTGTATCTGTAATCCTTTTCGGGGTACATAACAATCGTGTCCAAGTAAGGCACTCGGCATAAGTACCATTGCTCACGCATCTTTGCTCTCCTTGTGGTACATGTTGTACGCCCACAGTCGCTTGCCCAACCAATAGATTTGGTCGTCAACAAACTCCCATGTCTTGTAGTTCATGCAGTCTTGAAACCTCAGATCATCTGCCCCACGCCCGAGTCCAATCAACAACTCCACAGTCGCAGGGGTGAAGTCCTCGGCATGGGCAGTATCAAAGCCAAAGTACCACCACCCATCATCACCTTCTCCCGAATAGGTTAGACCCCCATGCACATCTGTGCTTATGGCATCGATCTCTTCGTCATCACGATGGTAACTTTTACCCCAGAACCTATGCTCTTTGGGTATACCCACATAACCACATAACGTACCCGTGGTTTCGCTACGCAGGATTCGGCACTTGTACCCACTCGGCTCTTGCACCCACTCCGCATGGTCGGGCTCGTTCTCCCATGGTCTCACGGGGTAGAACAGTTTCATTTTGTGCTTCGCTTCTAACATTTGTTAGTTCCTTCCTAAAGTTATTTCGTACTACTTCTCTAGCACCCAGTCGGCTTGCAAACCAACGGCTAAGTCGTTGAGGTTCGTACCCCTCAGACTCGTCTTGTAACAACACCATCGATTTCATGGTTCACCTCCATCTTCATGTACTTGTCGGTCAAACTTGCCATTGCTTGCATAGCCCCATGATCGTCACTCTCGGCAACAATCCACCAAGTCTTGGAATTACCTCGGTCTTTGGCTATGCCTGTGTAGTCGTACCACCTACGCTCAACCACAATGAAAAAGCCTGACTTCCCACGCAAGAGCATCCACTTCTTCTTGCGTCTCGGCATCACCACCCCCTAATGATTGCAAACAGCAACCAAAACACAGCAAGGCAAAAGGATGCGAACGTACTCACAGCCCTCGCTAGGAATATCTGCGAAATAATAAAAGCGTACTCGGCTGGTGTCATCATGGTCTCCAATAAAACAAATCAAGGGCTACGACAATCAAGCCGATCAGGAACACGGCTCGCTCGAACTTCTCCCAATTAGTCATCATGGTCTTCCTCCTGCACGTGTATGCGCACGATGCGTACGCCGTCAAAGATTTCAACCACCTCGTAGTCGATCTCGGCTTTGTCGAGCAAGTCGTACATTTCCTTTGGTGTCATTTGACTTCCTTCTTTGTGTGTATGGGCAACTCTTTGGCATTGAGCACGGGCTTGCTCTCCTCCAACCTTGAGAACTTCATCGCCTCACCTAACATTTGTAAGTAGTCGGTCTGACTAACTCGCTTGGACAACTTGTCCACCTTCACGTGTCTTGGTCTCATGCTTCCTCCTCTAGTTGTTGAATCATGCTCATCACTTGCTTGATGCCCACCTCACGAATCAGCCAAAGCGTACTCCGCCCTGCGTTTTGGCTATGCCCACCATGGGCTTTGAACAACTGCCTTACTAGACGCAAGACAATCCAATGCTGTGCTTCAGGTTGTTTGTACTTCTTCATTGTGCCTCCCTAACAAATGTTAGATTTTTAAACTCGTCGCCCATCACGGGGTGTTCTTCCTCGTACCAACCCCATCGGCTTGCGCCCTCGGGTCTGCACACTTGCGTATAGCTGAGCATGGTCTGCGCTCTTCTGTGGCTCAGCCCTGTCCACTCGAGGACTGTCCCATCCTCGTGTTCAATATAAAAGGTGTGTCTAATCATGGCTCAGCCCCTTAGTTCTTTCTGATTAGTCTGTTTGAGCGTTGTACGTGCGCTCGCAGGTGTAACAAGTTGGTAGTTACCCTTACCATACTCTTGGACTACGCACCAAGAGAGTCGTTCGGTGTTGGCACTACGCTCTCGGTCTTGTTCGCAGAACTTGCAGAACGCTTGATACCTCTCGGTAGGCACATCGTCACCGCAGTCGATACATTCTTTCCAATCTAACATTTGTTATGCTCCTTCTTCGTGGTCAACACTCTCGGTTACGATATAACCCTTGCTCTCGGCTAGGGTCTCCAATGCGGGTAGGCAAGCCATGTAGGTCTCTTCCCCATCAAAGTGGGCAACCACGTGCGACCCTGCCTTGGCTTCAAAATAAACTGTGACTTTCATCGCACTTCCCTTTCGATTGAGTAGTCTAGGTTGTCGATGCAGTTGAGTAGCAGGGCTCGGTCGCCCCAACCGCTTTGGATGCTTCTGCGAGCGTAGTCGATAACATCGTCATCGGTTTTGATTAAGTCCATGTCGAGCATGGAGGCTTTGAACAGCGCCAACTTTGCGCCTGTTGCTGTGGTGCGCAAGCCCACACGAATAGTTGTCCAACGAAGCATATCTAACCTTTCTGATTTTCTAATGTTACGTTTCCTAACAAATGTTAGGTTTTGCATGGGCTTGGTAATGTTACGAAAATATATCCCCCAACCCATTGTTTAATTATACCACAAAGTTACAGATAAGTCAAGTATTTAGCTGAGGGCATCGTTACGTTTTTTGTGACAATGTTATGCGGGTGTTACGTTTTTAAAATGGGAATGTAACATTAGGTAGAAAAAAAAAGTTCAATGAAATCAATAGGTTAGAAAAGAAAAATTGTGTAATGTTATAAAGTTAAACTTTTTTGATATTTTTATATGAAGCCTACCTAGAATATAATGAAGTACACTTTGCACTTTCCGAGAAGTCTTGCCGATCTGCCGCCACATACACTTCGAAAAAAACGTAACATATAACATTGCTTTAGAATCAACAACTTACGCGATTCGTAACGTAACATTAGGCGTAACATTGCCACATGGAAACATAACATTTGTTAGATTGGGCTTGCTCCTACCCCCGCACAGAGAACTGGTGCAGGTTTTATAACATTGATTAAAATTTAAGCAGAGGCTTGCTCCTACCCCCACACAGAGAACTGGTGCAGAAAAAAACCTCGGGGGGAAATAACATTGTGGTACGCTAACAATTGTTAGGTACAGACGAAAAAAAGCCCGCATAAAGCGGGCTGGGTTTTGTAACATTATGGTCAGATCATGTACTGTTGAAAATTGTCGGTTGTGATGTAATCAGAACCCTTGCTTGAACAGCGCAAAATGTATTTGCTTCCATAGGTGTTGCAAGATTCATAAAGATCTGTTGCACGTTTTTTCGTACCCTCAAGATTTAAAGCCCTGAAAATTTTGCCGACAAATTTACATTTGTCACAATCATGCTTGAACGATGGTTTCATAATTTTCTCCAATGGTTTCTAACAATTGTTAGGAACGGGGGGCAAGCCCCCCGCCCCGTTGTGCTTAGCCTAGCTTGCTAGTGTCGCCGCCCATGCCCTCGAATACGTTGATAAGATCACGCTTGAAGGATGAAGCAGAACAATCAACATCATCCTCTTCTGCTTTCAGGATGCGGTTAATCATGGTTTTCAACTCAGCAAGGGTTTTGCTGTCAATATCGCTTGAACCCGATACACGCCCATTAGGAACGTATCCGCTAGCCTCTTTCACACGTTGCCAGTAGACGTCACACGATGCCGTGGGTACGCGCGTACCGTCTGCTTTGGTCTCTTTAATGAACTTAGGGTCACGATTCATCATAGCGTTCATGAATTCAGAACGTTCTGCTTTCACGCCCTTTTTGTCCTTGCCTACAAGGGTGAACCATTTTGCAATGACGTTGCCGTTAGTGTCTTTTTGGTCGAACACTTCGCAAAGCACGTTCGCATAGTTTTGGATAACCTTGCCAGTTTTGACAGCCTCTTCTACCAAAGCAGAACGGGCGATTGACAAAATGCCAGTATCAATGGCAGGGGTTTGAATGACTTTAGTCATGATCTAATACCTTCTAATAAACAGTAGCTTTGGAAAACCCGCTAGCTACCTGAGCATGCCCACCGATTATCGCTGAGCATGTTATGTATTATATTGAGGTACAAAATAAATGCAAGTGATAAATAAACAAAATAATTCAGGGGTGTAGGGCTAACAATTGTTAGATTTTGCCGACATCGATACCCCACACCCCAGTTTTGGCACTAAGGAGTCCCGTGATCCTATACACACAGTGTTGCTCTCCCGAAGACCTATTTTAAAAATACCCCCCTCCCCCTTCTCTTTTCTGTACCACATTGCTACGTTTCCCTCCATAGAAACACCCCCCGGTTAGGGGACCCAAAAATAAATTTGCACACCCCATATTTTTTCTGTTACATTTCAGCCGTTGGTGGGATGTGGCATGACCCCGAATTGACGGGAGCAGCATCAAGCGCGGGAGTGGAGCACTAAGCCATGCACCCAAGCGTCACCAACACCCCCCGATAACTTTTTCGGTGCCTATGATTGAACTTCAACCTACAACGGAACATCAGTTACCGTTCGACCTGTCCGATGAGCAGCCCAAGACTCACAAGGACGGCATTGCCATCGCTGCAAATACTGCGGATCTAATAGATGTGCTTGGTGGTAGTGTTGAATTTAGCGACAAGGATTTGCACAAAGCTGCGGATCTAATCAACGGCGTAGACAAACCCAATACCCCTAAGCACGTACCTAGTGCAGCAGAAGCGAAGGCGGCAGCCGTGCTGGTCAAGCAGTTTGACTTCCAAGCATTCGCAGATATACAACAGGCTCGCACTTTTATAACAAACAAGTTAGTCAAGATGACTGACTGCGGCGATCCAAAGATTGAGATCAAAGCCCTCGAGCTGCTCGGCAAACATTCAGACATCGGCCTGTTCACTGAACGCAGTGAAATTACTGTGCACCACAGTACAAGTAAGGGGCTCGAAGACTCTATTAAAGAGCGCATCAAACGGCTCATGCATGCAGAAGTGACAGATGTAACACCCCTAGATGATCTGGATACGCTACTAGGTCCAGCTACTCCCACAGCTGCAGAGAACGGTGATACAAACCCCCGGAGCGAAAATGAGCAGCCTAACGCTTAGGGATATTGACGCAGTCATAAGGTCTGGCAAGCTGTCGGAGTCGGACCTGCGGGTGCTTGAGGCCCAGTTAATTAAGTTAGAAAAGCTAAAAGATCGTGAACTCTGCCAAGAAAAGTTTATTAAATTCGTCGAGCGTGTATGGCCCACTTTTATTTCAGGCGCACACCACAAGAGAATGGCTGAAGCGTTTGAGCGGGTGGCAAATGGTACTTGCAAGCGGCTTATTATTAATATGCCTCCCCGTCATACTAAGTCAGAGTTTGCTTCTTATCTGCTTCCAGCTTGGTTTTTGGGTCGTTTCCCCCATAAAAAGGTCATTCAGACGTCTCACACAGCTGAATTGGCGGTAGGTTTTGGTCGAAAAGTGCGAAATTTGGTGGATTCCGAGGTTTACAACAATATTTTCCCCAATTTGGCGCTCCAAGCGGACTCAAAAGCGGCTGGCCGGTGGAATACCAGCAAGGGCGGCGACTATTTTGCGATTGGTGTGGGTGGCGCAGTGACCGGTAAGGGCGCTGACGTGCTTATTATTGACGACCCGCACTCAGAACAAGAGGCTGCGATGGCAGCTAGCAACCCCGAGGTGTACGACAAGGTGTATGAGTGGTATACGTCAGGTCCACGTCAGCGTCTGCAGCCGGGCGGGGCGATTGTGATTGTGATGACGCGCTGGGCACAGCGAGATTTGACTGGCCAAGTGCTGAAGTCTGCTGCCCAGAGGTCCGGAGAGGAGTGGGAGGTCATTGAGTTTCCTGCAATCCTGCCTTCAGGCAACCCATTGTGGCCACAGTTTTGGAGTATTGAAGAGCTGTCAGCCCTGCGTGAAGAACTTCCGAATGCAAAGTGGCAAGCGCAATATCAGCAGAATCCTGTCGGTAATGAGTCTGCGATTGTTAAGCGCGATTGGTGGAAATGGTGGGAGAAAGATGATCCCCCAGTGTGCGACTACATCCTCCAGTCGTGGGATACGGCGTTTGAGAAAACCCAGCGTGCTGACTATTCAGCAGGCACGACGTGGGGCATCTTTGCCTGTGAAGAGGACAACTTTGCACCCAACATCATCTTGCTCAATACATATAAGAAGCGTGTTGAGTGGGTCGACTTGAAGCGAGATGTGTACAAAGAGTACCAAGACTACGAGCCCGATGGGATGATTATTGAGAAGAAGGCTACCGGAGCGCCGTTGATCTACGAGCTGCGTGCGATGGGCATACCGGTGCAGGAGTACACGCCAAGCAAGGGCCAAGACAAAATTGCCCGCTTGAACTCAGTCTCAGACATAATTGCTTCTGGAAAAGTGTGGGTTCCTCGAACCCGCTGGGCTGAAGAGTTAGTGGACGAGATCGCAGCGTTCCCATCAGGTGAGCATGATGACTTGGTTGACGCGACAACTCTAGCGCTGATGCGCTTTCGTCAGGGTGGGTTCCTCCGTCTTCCGACCGATGAGCCTGAAGAGATTCAATGGTTTAAGAGCCACCGCCGCGAGCGGTTCTACACAGTGTAAGGATTTATTATGGCAACGAGTTCAATTGACAAAGGTTTGTACGCAGCACCTATGGGCATCGAAGAAGATGAAGAGGGTATGCCTCCCATCGAGATTGAGATTGAAGACCCTGAAGCAGTTCGTATTGGCATGGGTGACATTGAGATTGATCTCATCCCCCGTGATGACGAGACAGGTGGCGAAGACTTTGATGCCAATCTTGCCGACTACGTTGAAGATGGCGTGCTGGACTCTTTGGGTAAAGAGTTGGTTGATGACTTTACCAAAGACATCGGTGACCGCAGAGATTGGATACAAACATACGTTGATGGCTTGAAGCTGTTGGGCTTGAAGTACGAGGACAGGACAGAGCCATGGGCTGGTGCGTGCGGTGTGTTCCACCCGATGCTCACTGAGTCTGTTGTGCGGTTCCAGAGCGAGGGGATCATGGAGACGTTCCCAGCGGCGGGGCCAGTTAAGACGCAGATCCTTGGTAAAGACACACCAGACAAAGAAGAAGCCTCTACTCGCGTGCGTGAGGATATGAACTATCAACTCACTGAAGTGATGCACGAGTACCGCCCCGAGCATGAGAAGCTATTGTGGAACTTGCCCCTTGCAGGATCAGCGTTCAAGAAGGTGTACTACGACCCAAGTAAGGGCCGTCAGATTGCGATGTTTATTCCCGCTGAAGATATCGTTGTGCCATACGGAGCGGCGAGTCTTGAAGCTTCAGAGCGCGTGACTCATGTGATGCGCAAGACAGAGAATGAAGTTTTGAAGTTGCAGGAAGCTGGGTTCTACAGCGACGTGGACTTAGGTGATCCGACAGTTGAGCTTGATGATATTGAGAAACAAAAAGCTGAAGAGATGGGCATGTCAGCACTGCAGGATGAGCGCTTTCGTATCCTCGAGATGCACGTTGATCTTGACCTAGAAGGATACGAGCACAAAGATAAAGATGGCGAGAAGACAGGTATTGCGCTGCCTTACGTTGTGACTGTTGAGAAGGGCACGCAGAAAGTTTTGGCCATCCGCCGCAATTGGTATGAGGGCGACATGCTCCACATCAAGCGCCAGCACTTTGTCCACTATCAATATATACCGGGGTTTGGCTTTTATGGATATGGTCTCATTCACCTTATCGGCGGATATGCGAAGAGCGCGACCATGCTCATCAGGCAGCTCATTGATGCAGGTACGCTCAGTAATTTACCGGGCGGACTCAAGTCAAGAGGGCTACGAATCAAGGGCGACGATACCCCTATCGCACCGGGCGAGTTTCGTGATGTCGACGTACCAAGTGGTTCCATTAGAGACAATATCCTGCCTCTGCCTTACAAGGAACCCAGTCAGGTTCTCTACACACTGTTCCAGAACATTGTGCAAGAGGGTAGGCAGTTTGCATCCGCAGGAGACATGAACGTCAGTGACATGAGCGCGCAAGCACCCGTGGGTACAACACTGGCTATTCTTGAAAGAACACTGAAGGTGATGGGCGCTGTGCAAGCGCGTATGCACTACTCAATGCGTCAAGAGTTCCGTCTCTTAAAAGCGATCATCGCTGACTACACACCAGAAGACTACGACTACGAGCCGATCGAAGGTTCACGCAAAGCGAAGAAGTCTGACTACGACATGGTCGCTGTGATTCCTGTGAGCGATCCAAACGCTGCAACGATGGCGCAGAAGATTGTTCAGTATCAAGCTGCACTTCAGTTAGCACAAACAGCGCCTCAGCTGTATGACTTGCCACTCTTACACCGTCAGATGATTGAGGTGTTGGGCATTAAGAACGCAGCGAAGTTGGTGCCGATTGAAGACGATCAAACACCCACGGACCCAGTGCAAGAGAACCAAAACGTTCTCACTGGCAAACCCGCAAAAGCCTTCATCGAGCAAGACCACGAAGCGCATATCTCTGTGCACACTTCGATGCTGCAGAACCCCAAGATCATGGGTCTCATTCAGCAGACTCCACAAGGTCAGGCGATCGTGGCTGCAATGATGGCGCACATCAACGAGCACTTAGGATTTGCGTATCGCAAAGAAGTTGAGCAAGCTGTTGGTCTCTTGTTGCCTACCGAAGAGCAAGGCAAAAACATGGCTCCAGAAGTTGCAGCGCAGGTTGCACAGCTTTCTGCACAGGCGTCCATGCAGATCACACAAAACGCTCAAGCACAAGCTGCACAGCAACAAGCACAACAGCAAGCACAAGATCCGATGGTGCAGATACAGCAGCAAGAGTTGCAGATCAAGATGCAAGAGCTTCAGCTCAAAGCGCAGAAACAAGCGATGGAAGCGGCGGCCAAAGCAGATCAGATTCGTATCGAAGAGTCTCGCATCGAAGCCCAAAAAGAAATCGCGGCAATGCAAGTTGGCGCAAGTTCCGCCGCTGCGAAAGACAAACTCGAGAAGCAACAGCTTATTGAGGGTACAAGAATTGGCGCTGATGTCGCCAAGCACCGCGCTCAAATGGCAGTCCAGTCTGCACAGAGAGCATCCCAAAAACCTAAGAAGGAGAGAGATTGAGCGACTACAAACTCTTGGCGCACGTCGTCAAAGAAATAAATAAGTTGAAACAAGAGCGAGAAGCCTATGTTGCAGCGGGTAGAGCTGACACCGTAGAAGAGTATCGCCAAGTCTGCGGGGTAATCCGAGGCCTCAACCTCGCAGAGAACATCATTAATGAGCTCGTGCAAAAAATGGAGAAATCTGATGAATGAATTTAACGTCGCTGCCGTGGACTTGTCTGGCATTTTGAACAAACCCGCCGAAGACAAAGCTAAGCAGTTGCCTGACCCACGTACGTTTCACCTCTTATGTGTGGTCCCAGAAGCTATGCAAGAGTATGCAGACAGTGAAGTTGGGATTATCAAATCCAGCCAGTCTATGCACTACGAAGAAGTACTGACCCCAGTGCTGTTTGTGGTCAAAGTTGGCCCAGACGCATACAAAGACACCACTCGTTTCCCCAGTGGACCGAGTTGCAAGGAAGGTGATTTCATCATCTGCCGACCAAATTCAGGCACCCGTCTGAAGATCCATGGCCGTGAATTCCGCATCATCAATGATGACTCGGTTGAAGCAGTTGTGGAAGACCCCCGTGGTATTACACGTGCATCATAAGGAGCTAACGCATGGCACAAGCAGAGTTTAAAGGCGACGAGTTTGAGTTTCCTGATGAAAAGGAAGCTAAGGGTAAACCCGTAGATACACAAGAGGATGACGGCTTTGAGGTAGAAATCGAAGACGATACACCTAAAAAAGATCGTAATCGCAAACCCGACGATACCCCACCCGAAGACCCAACTGAAGAGGAACTTGCCTCTTACGACGAGAAAGTCCAGTCACGTCTGAAGAAATTTACACGTGGCTATCACGACGAACGTAGAGCTAAAGAAGAAGCACTACGCGAGCGCGAGGCTGCGGAAACACTTGCTAAACAGTTGTGGGAACAAAACCGCAAGCTGCAACAGCAGGTGCAAGCTGGCTCAAAAGCATACATTGAGAAAGCAAAATCATCTGCCGAGATGGAATTTGAAAACGCTAAGAAGAAGTACAAAGAGGCTTACGAGTCTGGAGATTCTGATGCGGTAGTAGATGCACAGGCAGAAGTTTCACGTGCAACAATGAATCTTGATAAGGCTCAGCGAATGAAGCCTTTACAAACTCAAGAAAATGATGTACAAATACCACAAAGTGATGCAAATCAGCCAAAAGTATCTCAGCGTGATGAGCGTTGGATGCAGAGAAATACTTGGTTTGGCACCGATCCTGAAATGACAGCTTCCGCCCTCGGGTTGCATCAAAAGCTGACTAGGGAGTTAGGTGAGAACCTTGTAGGCTCTGATGAGTATTACAAACGAGTAGACGCTACAATGCGCCGAAGATTTCCTGAGTATTTTGAAGATGCTCAGAGCGATGAAGAGGATACAACTTCGAAAAAGGTATCAGAACCGGCTTACGAGGATGAACCTCCGCGCCGTGCAACTAAACCCGCTACTGTTGTGGCTCCGGCCTCACGTAGCACTCCGCCTAATCGTATTAGGCTGAAGCAATCCGAAGCAGCGATCGCTCGCCGTCTTGGGGTTCCTTTGGAAGAATACGCTAAACAGGTTGCTCAACTAAAAAGAGGTGAATAATGGATCAAGTACTAACGTCTGGTAAGACACAAAACCGTACTGCTCGTGAAGCAGATTCTCGTCAGGTTGCGATGCACCGCCCAGAAGCGTGGCGTCCTCCGGAAACTCTGCCCAGCCCCGATGAACGTCCGGGTTGGAAGCACCGTTGGGTGCGCACAAGTACTATGGGTACTGCTGATCCAAGCAACATTTCTTCGAAGTTACGCGAAGGATACGAACCCTGTAAAGGTGAAGATTATCCCGAGCTCATGATGCACGCTACCACGGAAGGTCGCTTTAAAGGCAACATTGAAGTGGGCGGTCTGTTGCTCTGCCGTATCCCTGATGAGTTTTTGAAACAGCGGATGGATTATTACTCCAACCAAAACAAAGCTCAGATGGATTCAGTGGACAACAATTTCCTTCGTGAAAGCGATCCTCGGATGCCCCTTTTCTCAGAAAAGAAAACCAAGGTCACTTTCGGTTCTGGTTCTTAAAATTTAGGAGTCTTTTATGGCTTTTCCAACGGTAAACGCCCCTTACGGGCTTAAGCCGATCAATCTGTACGGTGGTACACCCTTCGCGGGCGCTACTCGTCAGTATCAGATTGCTTCTGCTTACGACACTAGCATCTTCTACGGTGACCCCGTCGAGATGATTAACTCTGGCACGATTATCAAGTCTGCCATCACAACCGCCCGTGCAACTGTGACCACATCACAGATCATTGGTGTATTCTTGGGCTGCTCTTACGTTAACGCGCAAGGTCAGACCATTTTTGCTCAGTATTTCCCAGCAAATACAGCAGCGCCTACCGGAACAGTTATTACCGCTTTTGTGTGTAATGACCCCAATACGCTGTTCAAAGCTGTGATTGCTACTGGCGCTACTGCCAACGATGTCACTTCTGGCTTGCTGCCTTCCTCTACTACGCAATTTACCGTTATTGGTACTAACGTAGCATTGGTGCAGAACTCTGGTTTGACTTCAACTGGCAATAGCCGTGTTGCAGTTGCCTCTTCTGCTACTACAGGTACATTGCCTTTGAACGTTGTCGATGTTGTCCCTGAGACTTCATACGTTAACGGTTCAGGTAACGTTGTGTACCCCGAGGTCATCGTTCGTTGGAACTTTGAAATTCATACAACTACTATCGCTTCTGGCGTTTAATCAAGGAGCTAAATCATGGCTATTTCACGCGCACAACTGCTGAAAGAGTTGCTCCCCGGTCTGAACGCTTTGTTCGGTATGGAGTATGCTCGCTACGGCGAAGAGCACAAAGAGATCTACGAAACAGAGACCTCTGAGCGTTCATTTGAAGAAGAGACCAAACTTTCTGGCTTCTCTGCTGCACCTGTTAAGAACGAGGGCTCTGCCATCGCTTATGACAATGCACAAGAAGCATGGTCGACTCGATACACACACGAAACCATTGCCTTGGGTT